GAGCAGCAGTAGAATCTGCTGCACCAACAACAAATATTTTTGCACATCCTGCAGGTATTAATGTTAACTCGGTTATTTCTTTAAATGCAGGTAGTCAATTTGGATATAGCATAGCTGGAAATTCTAAAGGATCTCTGGTAGCTATTAGTGCTCCTTATTATGTCAATACCATAAGCAATACAACAGGTATTGTGCAATTATATGATAAAAATCTCCGTTGGTTCCAAAGTATATCATCACCGTTTAATGGTCAATCGTCATTTGGTGAAAGTATTACCATGTCCTCCGACGGGTCATATCTTGTAGTTTCTTCCCCAGAAATAAAAGTATCACTAACTGGTACACACGGAAGAGTTGCAATTTATAAATTATTTGGAACTGGTCTTGGTATAAGAGCAAGTCGTGCATCAGTAATACTTGCATATGCTAAGAATTCACTTGCTCCATTGCATCCTTCGGATTTAGAAATTCATGTATGGACAGTAATAGGGCTCGATACGTTTGATGCAACAATTAATAATGAGAGAGCAGCCAGTCCTACAATAGCAGCGGCAGTGGATAAAGAACGTGCAGCAGATGTTGTTGGGATAAACTCAACAAGAGCTGCCGTTATTGCCGCATATCAAACAAATGTCTATGCTCCGTTATATCCGTCTGAACAAGAAATTAGATATTGGATGTTAAAAGGATTAGGATCTAGTTCAAACGGATTTGCTGCAGAAATTGCATACAACAATACCTTGTATCCATCTGCATACTCAACTAATCTTGCTCAACGAGCTGCCCTTGCTGCTCCTTCGCCGTATCTATCAACTAGGATGCAGGTAATATATGCATATGCTTTAAATTTACATGCAGAAGTAATTCCTAGTAACGGCGATATTATATCTTGGATGACATCTGGTCTTGGAACAGACAATATCACTTTCAATACTGATGTCGAATCTCGCAGAACATCTAGTCCATCACTTGCAACATCTATTGATGCGGCCAGAGCCGCAGATGCTGTAGGCAATACCGGTGCAAAAATAAAATCTACCAGAGCAGAAGTAATAGCTGCTTATCAAAATAATCTTGATGCTAATCCATATCCATCTGAACAAGAAATAAGATTTTGGATGACAGTTGGACTAGGATACATAGTTGCAACAAATGATACATTAGGAGCATTTAACGCTGCTGTAACACTTGATAGCAAAATTCATCCCGATGTATATTTAACCTGGCTTCAGGCTCGTGCCGCCGACTATCCAAAGGCATCCAGAGCTCAAGTAATATTGGCCTATGCTACTAATATACTGGCTGAATTGCACCCTACAGAAACATCAATAAATTATTGGATGGTTCAAGGACTTACTAATTTTGATAGTCTAAATAAAACTGTTAGAACTAATGATCCAACACTTGCTGCTGCTATTGATACAGCCAGAGCAGCAGATACAATAGATATAAAATCCACAAGAGCTGCTGTTATTGCTGCATATCAAACCAATGCTAATGCTCCTTTATATCCTACAGAAACACAAATAAGACGTTGGATGATTGCTGGACTAGACAGTAGTACGTTTGATATTTTCAATCAAACAATTATTGCTAATAATTTAAGTAATCCTACTAATGCTGCAATTTATCGCAATCAAAGATTAGAAGCATTACCATCTGTAGATTTTACATATAATCTTTATCAAGTTATCGACAACCCATTAAAACATAGCGATTTAAAATTTGGTAAATCTATAGCTATTAGTAATAATAATAAATTAGTGATAAGTGCAGTAGGCGTTAATGGAACCATTCCGTTAAAATTTGATGTAAATTTTAAAGATGGTAAAACTACATTTGATAATGGAACTACAAATTTCACGGAATCTGACCAAGATTCAGGAACTGTATTTGTTTATTATAACATAGATGGGTCATTTGTTCAAGCAGAAGAAATATTAGATCCTTCACCGGTACCTGGAGATAAGTTTGGATACTCGGTTGCAGTTACTAATAATAGTATATATGTAGGAGCTCCTTCAACAACTGGACCATCAAAGTTTTATCAATTTGGAAAATCAGATTTAACAGTTAGTGGTCTAAAACTTTTAAGAGAACAACCAGACCTAGTTGATGTGTTGACTATTGATAGAGTTGCATTAATAGATTCTTTCAAAGAAGAAGTTATAGAATATTTAGATGTTATTGATCCATTGAAAGGTAAAGTTGCAGGAATTGCCGAACAAGAATTAAAATTCAAATCGTCATTTGATCCTGCTGTTTATTCAATTGGAAACTCAACAGCCATTGTTGACAGCAATCTTAGTTGGATAGATGATCATGTTGGAGAATTGTGGTGGGACCTAAGCACAGCAAAATATCAATATTATGAGCAAGGCGACGAAATATTTAGAAAAAATAACTGGGGTAAATTATTCCCAGGTGCAACTATTGATATCTATGAGTGGGTTAAATCTGATCTATTGCCTAGTGAGTGGGCGTCTCAAGCAGATACAAATGATGGATTAACTCGTGGTATTAGCGGACAACCAAAATATCCTGATAATAGTATTTTATCTGTTAAACAATTGTTTAATAATGTAACTCGTTCATTTGAAAATGTTTATTACTTTTGGGTAAAAAATAAAGTAATTGTTCCTGAATCAAATAATAATAGAAGAATAAGCAGTTATCAAGTTGCTAGTATTATTGCTGATCCAATTTCAAATGGATTAAAATTTGTAGAAATATTATCTAAAGATGCAGTAGCATTTGCAAATGTACAATCAATGTTAATAAGTGATAGAATAAATGCAAATATTGCTATTAATTCTAATAAGAGTGAAATACCAAGACATACTGAATGGGAGTTAATGTCAGAAGGTAATGAAAATAGTATGCCGCCTACTTTATTGGAAAAGAAACTAATAGATAGTTTATTAGGTCATGACCAATTAGGCAATGTTGTTCCTGCAACTAATACCACATATAGAAATAGATATGGTATTGGTATTCGTCCACAACAAACACTATTTAAAAACAGAATAGAAGCATTAAGAAATCAAATTACATTTGCTAATTCTGTTTTAATAAAAGAAAAAATAACAGGTAATTACAATTTTGAAAATTTAAATAGTTATGATGCAATACCAGATCCGTTCTATAGAGAATATGATATACTTGTTGATGATACTATTGTACGTAATGAAATCGATACCACTTTATTTGAACAAACAACATTAAAATGTTTTGTTAATAATGGAAAAATAATATCTGTAGAAATAATTAATCCAGGATTTGGATATCTTATAGCACCGTCAATTACTGTAGTTTCAACCACCGGCGAGGCCGCAGAACTTCTATCAGAGATAAACAGCAATGGTGAAGTTATAAATGTTGTAATATCTAATGCCGGCCACGGTTATATCACATCTCCTAAATTAATTGTCCGACCATTCACTGCTATTACAATAGCAGATGTAGATGCAAAAGGTCGTTGGACTAAATGGATATTTGATTACAATTATCGCACCTGGTACCAAATTGGAAATCAAAAGTATGACACTAGATCGTATTGGAAATATACTGATTGGATTAGCAGCACCTATAGTAAATTTAAAGATTATACGTATGTTATTAATTCTGCTTCTGAAATTAATACATTAGCCAATGTAAATGTCAGCGACTATGTATTAATTAAAAACATAGGTGATGGACGATATGCTATTATTGAAAAATTAAAAGATACAGAGATTGGAGATTTTAATAAATCTTATAACTTTGTTTACATAGAAAATGGAACAATACAAATACTTGACTCGATATGGAATTTTGCCAATATAAATGTTTCATATGATTCTGCTACCTTAGAAGATACATTATATGATCAGGTACCTGATGCAGAATTATATCATATACTACTAGCATTGAAGGACAATATATTTGTTGGTAATCTTAAAGTTAATTGGAATTTATTCTTTTTTAAAGCAGTTAAGTATTCGTTGACAGAACAAAAAATGTTAGATTGGGCATTTAAAACATCGTTCATTGATGTTTATAATACAATTGGCAAGTTAGATCAGCGTCCCGTATATAAATTAGACAATGAGAAATATTTTGAAAATTATATTGAAGAAGTTAAACCATATCATACCAATATAAGAAAATTTACATCTAAGTATTCTTATTTAGAAGATCAACCTAACGAAGGTTATGCAATGTCATCGACTGATTTTGATGCACCTTCGGTGTCATGGAATGATAATCATAGTTATTGTGTTGGTACCATTATAGTTGCAGACCCTGGTACATTGTATACTCAACGTCCAACAATTACGATATCCGGTGGCGGCGCAAATGTTACTTCAATTGCCACAGCCGAAGCATATGTTAGAAATGGTGGAATTTATCAAATACTTATAACAGATCCAGGCGCAGGTTATACAGAAACTCCAACTATTACAATATCAGGAGGTGGCCCTTATGTTACTTCTACCGCAACTGCATCTGTATCTTTATTAAATTTAACAACAAGAAAAAATATTATAGGATTAAAATTTGACAGAGTTAATTCTTTATCAGAAATAGGCAAAGTTAATGTTACTGACAAATTTATATGTTCAGGAAATGAAAATAAATTTGTATTATCTATACTAGCGGATTCTAATAAAGAAAACATCATTCCAAGTCTTGATGGACAATTAATATTATCAACTGATTATACAATAGAGTATTACACTGAAGAATATAATGGATATACAAAAAAATATTCAAGATTTGTATTTTTAAATTATATTCCTACAGCAACTCAGGTATTCAAAATAACATATAGAAAAAACATTGATTTATACACAGCAGTTGACAGAATAGAGAATTTGTATACTGCCACTGTTCCATTATCATCGTTAATGGATGGTGTTATATATCCTAGTAATGTTATTCAAGGATTACCATTTGATTATTCTCCAGCATGGGATACTGTTCGGGGATTAGGAACATACGACCCAGCTTCCTCAGGTTGGAGTGATAGCGTAGGATATTATGCATCTGCAAAATTAGTAAGTTCGGTTGCCGCTGGCGATACCACATTATATCTTAATACAACTACTGATATTGTTGTTGGACAAATAATTAGTTTATTAAATTCACCAACTTCTTACCTACGTAAAGACACTGTAGTTAGTTCGGTTAATACTTCTAACAATTCAATTACAATAAGTCAGCCTTACTATGCAATTAAATCTGTTAGATCAACATCAACTAATATTAATTCTAATATTGTTGTTATAACTGTTGTTCCTTTTAATGGAGCAATTGTAGCCGGGGATATGATTTTAATAGACGGAATTGAGCAAACAGAATTTAATGGAATTTATTTTGTTTCAGAAATTGTAGACGCAAATAAGTTTGTTGTAAAAGCAAGCTCGGTATTATCTACCACAGCTACAATACTCACTTACGGTGAAGCAAGCATTACAATATCTTCTATGCTAGGTAGTATTGATAAGGATGGTGTATTGTTAGATCATATATCTGAAACATTTATCCCTGATGATACCAATCATATAGAAGTTGACATAATGTTGCAGTATGATGAAATTACTAAAATTGAAATATTTAAAGATGGCGAAACTTTGCCAATGCTTACTGGAATTCCAATCGTAGGACCATACCCTACCAATGAATATTACTATATAACAAAAAACATCACCGGCGGTGCCGTAGTAAACTTCTATCAAATGACCAATACTAGTTATAAATTAGAATTTTACTCGTATACTAATCCAAAACTTGAATTCTGGAAAACTGATGCATTATCTGCAAGATTAGATTCTGTATTACCTGGCGGTTCAGTTAATTGGGGGAATTTTGCTGGAGGTCTAGGTGTTAGATATGGAACAGTTTTACCTGAAGAAGGATCTACTTCTATAATCATAGATGGTGATTCTTTCTTAAATGAAAGATCGGGATATGCACCTGAAGAATGTGTAGCCGGTCATGTATTAGATAGTTTAGGAATTAATGTATATACAAAATCTGAAAATTCAAATTCAACACCTACTGTTATAACTGGGTCGTTTCCTGTGAGAGCAGGAACCACTGCTACCTATACATTAAGTGTACCTAAAACAGAATATGCAGGTATAATGGTTAACTTCAATGGAAAAATACTTGACAGAGTTGCAAATGCTAGCGAATTTACAAACTCAGATCAATATTATATGTTTGGAAATACTATACATCTTCCACAACAGACGGTATCTGGAATAGGTGGATATACTATGGTTTCCATAGGAAGCAATCACTTATTAGTTGATAGTAATATTGAAGCAGTATTAGGAGTTACATCTGCTAAAGTAATGGGCTTATTATTGAGTATATACGATGTTGGTACAGCCTATGTATTGGTTGACGGACACGAAATTCCTCAAGACACACCGGCATCTGGCGATACAAAATATTATGAACTAACTGCTTATAGTAAGAAAAATAATAGAGCAAGTGTAAAAGTTTATGGACTTGATACTAATTCTCACACTATCGAAGCATGGTTCTTCCAATCTAAATATACAACATTTAATAGAGTGCATGAAGAAACATTTACAGCACTTGCAGGACAATCTACATTTAATCTTTTATTTGTACCAGGAAAAATTGAACCACTAAGTGCTCAAGTACTAGTTGAAATTGATGACGGAATCAATGGAAGAAGAAGATTATCACCACCGTGGGTTAGCTATTATCAAATTACAAATAGTCAATTAACATTTGCAATTGATAATAAAAATTCATCACGTACATATACAACTGAGCAAGTTATGGTATATGCAAATGGAATAGAATTACGTCCAGGATTTGATTACACATTTGACGACATTAACAGCACAGTAACAATAACTTCTGGACTATTAAGTGCAGGTGATGTTATTGCAGTGGTAGGATTAATTGATTATGACTATATTGTAGTTGGTAATATTTTACAATTAACAAACACTTATCCTAGCGATGTTAATGTAAAAGTCATATCATTTACTGATCATGATAATATGTTAATGAGAACAGAAAGATTTAGCGGAACAATTGAACGCCGTTATACGTTATCATTTCCTGTATTATCTGACAACTATGTATGGGTATATGTTGATGGAATTTCATTAACTGCTAGAACAGAATTTGAAATTCTAGATGATATGAAAACTATCCAAATAGGAGATTTAATAAATGTTGATTCTGGATCTAAGATAACAATTACTACTGTTAATCCGCAATCACATAATGATCAAATTATTGGATTTAGAATGTTTAATGATATTTTTGACAGATCTCATTATAAGAGAATATCAGAATATCATAGCACAACATTGTCTCGAGCATTACGTCATACAGATAATGAAATTCATTTATCTAACGGAACTGGAATAATTCCTCCTAATCCATTAACCAATAATCCAGGTGTTGTTATAATCGATGGCGAGCGCATTGAATTTGCAGAGAAAGATGGAAACACTTTAAGAGGTCTAAGAAGAAGTAGTTTAGGAACAGGTCCTGCTAATTTTTCAGCAGTTGGAACACAAGTAATAGATCAGAGTTCACAACAAACTATACCTTATCTTGATACAATATTGGTGCAGTCAACTTCTACTACAAGTACAACTTATATTATTAGTACAGTAACTAACGCCAATATAGGTGCAGGTATTATTTTAGATCCAACGATAGATGCTGTTAATCAAGTTAGTGTTTATTATGGTGGACGTCAATTACGTAAAACATCTTTAGTTGTTCATGACAAGTTCTATGATAAACCTGTATATAATCCAGAACCTAGAACAGCATATATCTTAATGTTTGGTCAATCTAATATAGCTAATTATGGAGATCATATAGATAGTTATACACCTGATGATAGAGTAAAACGTCTTGATATAAATGGTAATTGGGAAATTGCTGTATCTCCTGGTGGCCCTAACAGATTAGCTACAGGATACAATTGGAGTACTGGTTCAGCAGTAGATATACCAGGAGGACCATCTGGAGGCAACATGGATGGAAGAATTGGTGATGTGCTTCTTCAGAGTGGAAAGTATGACAAGGTATATATTGTTAATGTTGCAGTTGGTGGAATACCAATAGCATGGTGGCTCAGTACCGCATTACCATCTGATTATCTTGGAGGAGTTCCAAGAAGGGAAGATGATTTCCCTTATGTTAATAATAGACTTTTTGAAAGACTACAATTTGCAGCCAGCAAGGCTAGTGAGCTTGGATTTAAATTTACACATGTTTTATATGGCGCCGGCGAATCTGATTCAATAGCTCCTAATATTACACCGTCAGATGTTTATCAAAGTAGATTTGCACAACTTAGAACAGATCTTAGATCATTGGGTATAACTGCTCCTATATTCATTAGTAAAACGTCTTATTTTGTAAATCCTCCATACACTGTTGATAGCATAACCAATGCACAACAAACTATAGTAAATAATTATTCAGATGTATATCTTGGACCAAATACAGATCTTTATGGAGATAGCTATCGTTGGGATCATCTACATTTTAAAACATCTGGCCTAAATGCAATTGGTAATACGTGGGGTAATACAATTGTTAATACCTTAATATCATTTGATCCAGTTGCACCTGAGTTCTCTATAAACACATCTACTAACGAATTGTCGTTAAATATTTCAGACTATAATGGAATAGCCACAGATATTACTATTATACAGAAAAAAGGACAACTATGGACAGGAACCGAATCGTTATTAACTAGTAACGCAATACAAGCTGAATTCTTACGTGATAGAAAATCTCTATTGCCTGATATATATTATTATGGTGGAGACTCAGTACTTAAAGATAATGATAATGCAATTATCACTGATGACAACGACCAACCCTTAGAAGGATATTAAAATGACAAAAATAACTCAAGCACCATTTATTACACCAGGAGCAAATACCAGTATTGTGGTAACAGATTCCTTGGCAGTGGCAAGGATAAACTATAGCGATCTAGTAAATCAATTATCAAATGATGTTCAAGGAGTTCAAGGTGCCCAGGGTAGTTCTACTGGTAGTCAAGGACCGCAGGGAATTCAAGGTATTAGAGGATTTCATGGCGTTCAGGGGACTAATGGTCGTGCAGGTAGTCAAGGTATTCAAGGTATATCTGGTTCGGCAGTTGCCAAGGGGGATACTGGTAGTCAAGGTATTCAGGGTACACAGGGCATTAGGGGATCAACTAGCGTTTCTGCCATAACCGCAGATGTACTACCAACAACTACTAATACGTATGATATAGGATCACAAACTGCTATCTGGAGAAATATATATGCTGCTAGTATTAAAAATGCAGCAGGTGTTTCATTAATTGGTGAAAGAGAAATAAGCGTAAAAGATTATGGCGCCGTGGGTAATGGTATCGACGACGATGCAGCAGCCATACAAGCTGCTATAACCGCTTGTAGTAATGCAGGAGGAGGTATAGTTCGTATTCCTTCAGACTTTAGATGTTTGGTTGATAGTGCAGACATTACTATACCATCAAGAGTGGCATTAGTTGGTACAAATATAATGCCAAGCATTGTATCAGTTGCAGGCGGTGCTGATTATAATATTAGCGGCTACAAAAGTACAATAATTTTAAATCCAACATATAAAATTAATATATGCAATACAGTCAGAGCGCATTCTGGATCTGTTAAGGGTTTGTATATATTGAAAAAAGGACTTGTTAATTTAGCTGGATTAAGTACAGGTGCTGCTAACACTCAGGTATCTAATTTTTCAGGTACTGCTATTAACATAGGGCTTTCAGGATACAACACTTCTGATTGTTATGTAGGGCATTGCCATATAACAGGATTTGCTCAAGCAATAAGAGCCACAAACTCTGATAGAATTACCATAGAAAATATCACTGGTGATTGTACAAATGGATTATGGATCACAGATAGTTATGACATTGCCCGTATAAGAAATTGTCATTTCTGGCCATTCTTATCTTATGGATATACAGCTACAACTCCATGGAGAGACGGAATTTCGTATAAACTTGATGGCACTAATGACTGGACAGTTATGGATAATTGTTTTTCGTTTGGATATAAATTTGGATTTAATATCGGAGTTGGATCAAACCATGTAACACTTACTAACTGTGGTGTAGATGGAGATCCTGCTTCTACAGCCGATGCAGGGCGAGCAAACTCTGTAGCATTTTGGATAACAGGTGCTTTATGTAATCTTATCAATTGTAACGCAACAACACATCAATGTAATTTCTTTATTGATTCAGGAAATTATGATACAAGACTAACAGGATGTACTGCCTGGGGAGGAGTATCCTGGTATCATGTTTATATAAATTCAGGAATAGTAAACATAACTGAATGCTCATTCAATGATGCAGTATCAAGTTGGGCAATTGCAATAGGTGCAGGAACAGTAGGATTTAACATTGACAATAACGTATTCAATGGTACCAACAACGGTATACAATTTGAAAATCTTAATTTAACAATACCAAAAGGAAACATAGGATCTAATAATCGTTATATTAATACCACAGTTGGTATTAATAATACAAATTTAGGTGTAGGTCCACAAACTAGCTATTTCACTAGAAGATTTATTCTTGGATCAGATCCAGTAGGTTCTGCTACTTCTAATATTGCTCATATTGATGCAGCGGCAAGAGGTACACCAACATCTCCACTATCATTAAAAGGGTTAGATATTATATCTAGATCTGATGCATATGCATATAATGGATCAAATTTCCAAATAGCTGCATCTACTAGAATGCAAGTAGATTATTCTCCTGGTGGAACATCGCTTCCTGGAAATTATGTTCCTGCATCTTTTATTATTTCAACCACTGGACTTAGTGATACTGGTCTAATAGACAGAGTATATGTAAACAGCGCCGGAGACGTATTACCGGCCACAGATAACGCATATAATTTAGGTAGTTCTGATCTAAAATGGCAATCTATATATGCTGCTAATGGAACTATTAATACATCGGATCGACGATTAAAAACTGAAATTGCTACATCAACTTTGGGATTAGATTTTATCAATGATCTTCGACCTGTCTCGTATAAATGGATTAGTGGAGGAACAAAAGTTGTTCAACAAGTTTATCTAGATGAAAATGGAAATGAACTAACAAATGATCAAATAACACCCGAAACTAAATCAAGACCTGATAGAATTATCACTGAAGAAGTGTCTGGAAACAGAACTCATTGGGGATTAATTGCCCAAGAAGTTAAAGAAACACTAGATAAAACCGGTGTTGATTTCGGTGGGTGGATATTATCCGACATGAATAATCCTAATAGTACACAGCATATAAATTATGCAGAATTTATAGCACCACTTATTAAAGCGGTACAAGAATTATCCGCCGAATTAGAAGCAGTTAAATCAAAATTGCAATAACAATATGGATATAAATACACTATCAACTTATATATATTATGACAAGTCCAACTAATAACCAACCTACTACACAGTCAAAGCCCAACGAATCGGGCGCTGTTAGCGTCCAAGGTCATATAAAAATCTTTGATCCTGTTACCAAAGAAGTTTTCATAGATAAAAGAAATGCTATTCATTATGAAAACTTTTCTATTGCATTAGCACAAAGTATTTCAAATAATGAAGGTCCAATTGGAGAAATGGTCTTTGGTAATGGTGGATCTCGTGTTGATCCAACTGGAATTATCACATACCTAACACCAAATACAGTAGGTAGTAATGCCGCATTGTACAACCAAACATACTATAAAACAGTTGATGCTAAACGTAGTTATTCGTTAGATCCAGCAAGAAATTTTATGGAATCTAGACACATTGTAGGAACAGCATATTCAGATGTTCTAGTAAGTTGTTTATTAGATTTTGGTGAACCATCTGATCAATTAGCTTTTGATAATAGTAGTAATCAAGACAGTGCATATGTTTTTGATGAGTTAGGACTAAAGTCGTATTCTGCCGCAGGTCCAAATGAAGGTATGCTATTAACTCATGTAATATTCCATCCTGTACAAAAATCATTAAACAGAATGATTCAGATTGATTACACTATAAGAATACAAAGTATTAGCACTGGAATTTAATCATGTCATATACATTACATTTTTCAGATCCAACTGCTATAGCAACAATTACTGTACCTTCTAGGTCAGTAAGTTCTCCCGGAATTAATGATTATGATACAAGTTTACAACTAATTGGATCTGGATATCCAAATTACGGTCTTCCTACAGCACAAAACTTTTTAAAGTTATTAGAAAACTTTGCAGGCCCTTCACAACCTACCAACGCTATAAAAGGACAATTATGGTATGATACCACAGTTCCTAGCAAACCAGTTTTAAGAGTTAATAACGGGACAAATACCAGCGGACGTTGGCCTAGTGCTAATGGCATATATCAACAAACAACTGATCCAACGGTACGTTATACAGAAATTACTGACGGCGATATATGGGTTGATACTGCCAATAATAAATTAAAAATTAGATTTGAAAACAAGTGGACAATAGTTGGACCAGAAACTCCAACTGGACAAAACAAGTCTGGTACAGAAACCACAACACTTGAAAGTAATACAGGTGATTCATATCCTGTTATACTTCAGTGGGCAAATGGAAAAATTGTAGAAATAATTTCTCTTAATTCATTTGTCCCAAGAACAGTGATAGACGGATTTCCAACAATAAAAGTTGGTACTAATCTTACTTCGAGTGTTGTTGCAAAATATAACGGCCTAGCAGAAAAAGCATCTTTGTTAGAAGTATCGCCTGGAGTATCTGTTGGAGCAAGCGACCTATTAAAGAATCGTACTATTAGACAAATACATACAGGAACATTTTATGTAGAATCAAGCATTGGTTTATATGTTAGACCTTCTGCTACTGCTACACCTGTTAGGATATATAGCGACTTAACCAATAATGGTTATGTTAACTATTATGGAACTACTTTACAAATAGGAACACAAGATACTTCTTATTTAAAATTTAATTCTGGATATGCTAGTGTTGGTATAAACAAAACTCCTTCTTCGGGATCTCCAACATTAGATGTTGCCGGCGGCGGACAATTTACCGATGTATTATCAATAACATCTTCTGCTACTGTAGCACTATCAATTACTGGTGGAGCATTGGTTGGCGGCAAATTAGCAGCCGGCTCATTGGTAATAAATGGAAAAACAACATCTACTGATAAATTAACACTAGGTGCTGCTGGTAGCGGAATTATATTAGAACCAGCAATTTCTGATGTATACGATATAGGCTCACCAACTAAGAAATTTAGATCAATTTATATATCTGATGTATTTGGTGTAGATAATTTTCGTGGTAGTATAACTGGATCTGCAGGATCATTAACAGTTCCAAGAGCGTTTTTAGTAGTAGGGCAAGTAACTGCAACTAGTGTTTCATTTAATGGAACTTCGGATATTACGTTTAATACTCAATTAACAAGATCGGCTATTGCCAATCAAACTACTGCTACTAGCACAACTGCTACTCAAACATTATTGGTTTTAAATACCGCCACAATAACATCTAATTTAGAAAGAATATCTAAATCAAACTTCTTATCTGATGTATATCCTAACTTGTTCCAAACAGGTATGATTACTGCATTTGGTACTTCAACAAATATTCCACCGGGATTTTTAGCCTGCAATGGTGCTACAAAAACTGGATCACTATATCCAGATCTATATGCACTTATAGGAACTACGTATGGGCTTGGCGGCCTTGGAACATTTAAAACTCCTAATATGTCTGCAACTACTTCAGTTTCGCCAGGTGTATATCTAACATATATTATAAAGACATAAACATATGGCCTACCTTATATACAACAACGACGGTACAATATTAACAAGTATTGCCAATGGGGAAGTTGATACAGTTTCTACTGATTTAACTTTAGTTGGAAAGAATGTTGACAATTATGGACAATATATCAATAATAACTTTGTTAAATTATTAACAAGTTTTGCCAGCGCCGATGGTCCTGTAAGTCCTCAAGTTGGACAACTTTGGTTTAATACAGGTACACAACGTCTTAATGTGTTTGACGGGACATCGTTCAATCCTACCTATGGTGCAAGAGTAAGTGGAACAGCATCTTTTACTACAAGCACAGGTGATTTTTGGTACGACACAATCAACAGTCAATTAAAAATATGGAATGGTAATACATATAAATTAGTAGGACCTGCTGTTTCGGCACTAAAAGGAAAATTTGGAATTGAACCAACTCCTACAACTGTAGTTCCAGACGGCGGCGGGTATTCAAAAGATGTAGGTATAATATATTCATTTGGTACTTCTTCTGTAGTAATTACACAAGAATCGTTTGATATGACTGCTGCTGACTCAAGTGTTTATCTTGGCACATCGGCAGTTACATCTTTGGTAAATGGTGCGACATTTATTAACGATGTTGACGTTAAAGGTGATTTACATGTCAACGGCGATTACTATGTGAACAATGTTAAACAGTTTCCAAATGGACAAACATTAACTGCATCTTATGATATTACTACATATGGTGATCCACAAGATGCAACCACTGCTACTGCAATTGCAAATATATCAGCTGGTAATATTGCTATGAAGAATTTCTTACCTTTGATATTTTCTACAGTTACTAATATAACATATGGTGATTTAGCCTATCCTCTTAATTCAATTGCAAAAGTTATTTGTTTATATGATAGCGGAAGTTCTATTGTTAGCTCTGTTAGAAGATTTAAATTAATTGATGATCCTATTCACCCTGGTACCTATATTTGGAATTGGGACAATGTATATACAACAACATTTCAACCATCTGGCTGGTCTACATTAACAAATATTGTACAACTTTAAAGGTCTTTCTAAATGGCATATATTTTAAATAAAACTAACGGATCAATTGTTGCAACAGTACAAGATGCAACAGTTGATACAACTACTGATTTATCATTTGTAGGTAGAAACTATGCCGGCTATGGTGAAATTCAAAATGAAAATTTTCTAAAATTATTGGAAAATTTTGCCAATTCAACAGCACCATTAAAGCCTATCGAAGGACAACTTTGGTACGATACCGCTGGTAAACATTTAAACTTTTTTAATACAGTTAATTGGAAAAGTATTCCTTCATTGGAAATTAGTTCTACTAATCCTATTAACACTACAACTCCAGTACCGGGAGATTTATGGTATAATTCAGTGGAACAACAATTAAGTGTTTACAATGGATCCAAATACGTTATAATTGGTCCACCTATTGGTGCTGATACTAAAGCAGGATGGCGCGGAGATTTTGAAAAAGAAGGTAATAATCCTATCTATAACACTAAAGCAGTTATAGGAGAAGATGTTGTTGCAACAGTATCGGCACAATCATATGCATTAAGCGATCTTGCTAATAGTACATATCCAATATATAGTACAGGTTCAAAATTATATAAAGGAATTAATTTAACTGGTGCAGATCCTTCTACTGGAAGTTCTGAATCTGTAGGTTCTTATTTCTGGGGAACTGCTGCTCATGCATTACGAGCAAATACATCTACTTATTCAAATGGATTTGTAACTACAATTGATAGTACTACCAATGGTTATAAACCTGTAACATTTCTTACTACAGCTACTTCACTTACAGATGGAACTATTTCTATAAATTATGGATTTGCATATAATCCGTCTACTAATTATGTTAAGGCAACAAGATTTGAAGGTGTTGCTACTAGTGCATTATATGCTGATCTTGCTGAAAGATACGAAGCCGATGCAGTCTATGACGAAGGAACTGTATTGATAATTGGCGGTAAAAAAGAAGTAACAACTACCGCGGGTAGAGCCAATACATCATGGGCAGGAATAGTAAGTAAAAATCCAGCATATATGATGAATTCTGAGGCAGGAACCGACGAAACTCACCCCTATATTGCCTTAAAAGGCCGTGTTCCTTGCAAGGTTGTTGGACCTATAAGTAAAGGCGATCTACTTGTTACTAGTGTATATCCTGGATACGCAGAAGTATATAATCTAGATGGAAACGTTGATCCTAATGCGGTCTTTGCAAGAGCACTAGAAGACTTTGACGGAGATTTTGGAGTTATTGAAGTAAAACTTTAAACTGCCATTGGCGCTTTAATAGTAGCGTAGCAGTTATAGTCAACCAATTTAATATCTTGCATAGTAAATTTGGTTATATCATTAATATTGTTCTTGAGTTCTATGGTAGGCAATACCAATGGTTCTCTTTTTAATTGCTCTCTTACTTGCTCTAAGTGATTGTCATAGATATGAGCATCACCAAAAGAAATAATTAATTCACCTGCTGAGAGATTGCATACCTGTGCAATCATATGTGTGAACAATGCATAACTTGCAATGTTAAATGGCACTCCAAGAAACATATCAGCACTACGTTGATACATATGGCAGCTCAACTTACCACTACTACCTACATAGAATTGAGCGGTCATATGACACGGTGGTAATGCCATTAATTCAAGTTCACCTGGATTCCAAGCACTAATAATATGTCTGCGCCCATATGGATCTTTCTTAATACCATTAATCAATAGTTGAAGTTGATCGATATGTTTAACTGCCATACGGTTAGCACCGAATACTGGAGCACGCCATGAGCGCCATTGTACTCCATATACTCTACCTAAGTCGCCTTTAAATCGTGCTTTTGGTTGCCAGTAGTCTGCATTAGCATTGCTAGACCAGATGGTACTTTCTGTACTAGTACGACTACCGTGTAGAATTTCTTTTAAACGATTCTCGTCGCCGCTACCTTCAATGAACCAAAGAAGTTCACTAACAACAGATTTCCAAGCTAACCGTTTTGTGGTAATAGCTGGAAATCCTTGTTCAAGATCAAACTTTAATTGCAGTCCAAACTTACTAATAGTACCTACACCAGTACGATCTGGACGATGTTCACCTGTCTCTAAAATTTCTTTTAGAGCATTAAGGTAAGCGTCTTCGGGATGTGTCATTAAGCTTCTACAGTTTTCTTTGCTTTGGACTCTTTAGCCTTTGGTGGATCAATAGCATCTGCCATTCTGCGGAAATTAGCAGCATCTTTAGCCAACTTATCAGCTTTAGAACGATATGACTTTGCTACTAGTACAGGGTCAGAAATTTCATCAGTAGTCTCAACTACTACATCTTTCTTTGTCTCTGGTACCACAACATCTGGTACAACAATTTCTTCTTTAGTAGAAGCAGATTTACTTTCTTCTTTAACCGAACCATCGGTGACTGCTAGATCTTCTAACTTAACTCCTTTTTGTTCAGCAATGATATTGTTGAGCTCATCTAATGGAGTAGATGTTTGACTGTTAGGAGTCATTAATACAAGTTTAGTAGGAACCTTTTTAAGATGCCCATTGGCATGCATATATTGTAGCATGACAGTACCATCTGGAAAACGCCGTACAGCAAGAACATCTGCAAGCTCATTGGCTTGTTGTCCTGCATCGCTATCAATTAGACTCATCAATGAGTCATGATAGGCGTCGGTGAGACCATTGGTTCCTACAACCAATGCACTATGGGGATCTCCTGGAAGAGTACGATACACTACTGCTATACGAGCAGAATTGTTTTTCATCTTTCCTACATGTTTGGTAAATTTAGCCATGCTACTCTCCTTGTATTATTCTGCGGCTGCAGGCTGATCTTCAGTTTTTGGTGGTGCTATTGCATTTAGAAATGCATTTAGTTTGTCATAGGTTGCACCTACTGCTGAAATTTCATTTGCAGCAAATACTCCACGGCGTACAGCAACATCTACAATTGACCGTATATTACCTAGATCAGTAATTGTAAGTTCTGGTGTTTGTGGTGCTGCGGCTTCTTCTGCTACAGGTTCTTGTGTTTGATTTTCTTCCATTTTAATTTTCCTTATTTTTTATGTAAATGTTGACATCCTATTGCCAGCATGGTTAGTTCCTTTGGGTCTTCCATTCCTATTTCTGTGTAAGCAACGATTTTCCTATCTTGATCTAAACCATATCCGTCTTTGATAGCATACCTGCCATCTAAGTTATATTCGATCCAATGCTCAATGTCCTTAACATCAAATCTATGCTCTATCGAAAGTTTGGTGAAATGATCTGGCATAAAGGATATTTTTCTTAATCCTAATACTGACAGAGCATTAACCGTTCCTCTATTAAGAGACATTATATACCTACTTTATTTATAATAAGCTGTCTGGCCGAAGGGTGCAATTATGGTATCATTGCCGTGAATAACAAACAAACTTTCGCAATGATCCTCATCTCCCCAGCTTCCGCAAGGATATCCATCTGTAAACATAATAAAACGCTTTGGATTAATATCTTCACGCTTCATAAATTCGTAGTTAGCATCAAAGTCTGTACCGCCACCGCCCTTAACTTCGTAGCTCATAATGTCATCTGCATTGTCTCCTGAGAACTGAGCATAGTTATATACCTCTGTGTCAAAGCACCATAGATTCAATTTAAAATCTTTGTACTCATCCATAATGCCTTTAACTTCACTAATAAAGTCTTTAGCCATTACATCTGAAATACTACCGCTCATATCAATGGCCACGGACACATCAATAGTTTCTTCATTCATCATTCCGGGCAGGATAGCACCGCAATGTTGGCTTTTACGATTTGGACGAGAAAAGCTAAAATTGCTCTTAAAGATACTTTGGATATTCATACGCAGGATCTGACGCCAGTCCATTTTAGGCTCAGTAAAGTCACTGATCATACGACGGATACCTGCTGGCACTCGTCCAGCACCTGCGGATTGAGCAGCAGCCATTACAGCTTCTTTGATCTCATCACGGATTGCCTTCTTTTCTTCAGCAGTTAACTTTGGACGACCTTTGCCTTTACCGTTATCATCGCCATCTTCTCCGTCGCCGCCTTCACCATCTTCGCCATCCAAGTGTTCGTCTAGCAATTCGCCAAGTGAACTAATGTCAATCTTTTCTGCTTTCTCATAGAGCTCGTTGTAAATTTCTTCATAGCTCTTGCCACGATACTTGTCATCTTGGAAGATCTTAATGAAACTTGGCACTACACCAATACGTTCATCTTTTAGAATTTGGTTAGCAGCATAGTCGGCAGCAATGTTTGACAATGTAGGATCACGACTATCACGACGGCCCATATGATCAAATACATTATGTAGAACTTCGTGAGCAAAGCCAAACTCTGCTTCTTTAGGATTCAATTTATTAACAAATCCATTGTTGTAATAAAAGGTACGACCATCTGTGGCCAATGTATTACACCATTCACTAGCATCCACCAATTTCATACGTGTAGCAAGATTGCCAAAGAACGGATGCTTCAATAGCAAACCAACACGAGCCGTAATCAGTTTTTCAAGAATCTTATTCTTTTCAGACGGGGTAAACTGTTTACTAGCCCAATCTTCTTTTTTACTTTTTTCGGCCTTCATTACTTTAGACATAGTGTATCCTTTTAGTGTTTAAGCATATATTATACATTAAATTTATCAAAAGAGCAAGCAAAAAGGCCCTTGCGGGCCCTTTTTAACTTTCCATTGCAACCAAAATGTACTTACCGTACTTGTCGTGGAAGCGATCGAAGTGTTTCAATTTGCTAGCATCAAACGGAAGATTGTAGCTAGTCAACGCAACCTTAGCAGCCATAACAGTTAGCTCAGTTGGGAAGTTATCCATAATGAACAAGAAGAAACGATCTGCTTGTGCATCCCAATCTTTGGCTTTCTTGTTAAAAGCATCTTGGAGTTCATAGCAAAGGCTAATGCTCAAAGAGTACATCGCGGAGATTTCTTTAATCTCACATTTGGCAACTTTGCCAGACAAGATGTCTGTTGGGTTAGGCATCTGTTTAGCAACACGACGGTGTGCCATAAACTTAACAGCAAGTCCTTCACCGATTGCACCAGCAACCAAATCAGTCAATGTGCGCTCATCCAAGTCGTCGTCCTTGAGCAAATCGCTGACAAAGGACCAAGAACGTGGAGTTGCAAACGCCCGGCTTGAAGACTTTGGATCAAAGTCATACAAATCTTGTTTAGCAAAACCAATATAACCAACAACTTGTTCGTGCAGTTTGTTGTTAACAGCCCACTCTTGCCAATCTTCAAAGTCAGATTTCAATTCAATGTGAACAAAGCGGTTGGCCAATGGAGCAGGCATACGATAAGTAACGCCCTTGTCAGTTTCACGGTTACCAGCAGCAACAATACTAACACCTTTTGGCAATTGATAAGTACCAACACGACGATTCAATACCAATTGAAAAGCAGCGGCCTGGGTAGCAGGAGCAGCAGAGTTCAATTCATCCAAGAACAAGATAGCAGTAGACTCTGGATCAGTGGGCAATTCTGCAGGAGGTGCCCAGGTCATAGTATTTTCATTACTATTATAGTACGGAATACCCTTGATGTCAGTGGGTTCCCAAAGGCTCAAACGGACGTCAATAACTTCGCGACCTTGTTCGTCACCAATTTGTTTAACAATATCGGATTTGCCAATACCGGGAGGACCCCACATGAATACAGGACGTTGGATTTTGACACATTTACGGATACTGCGCTTGGCTTCGTTGGGAGTAACAGTACGATTAGCGCTCATTGCTTCTGCCATAGTGTAATCTTTCTAAAAAGTTAAATTAATATTGCAACGATTATCTGCTGCAATACGTTAATTATACATACATTCTTACACTTTGTCAAGTGATTTCTGAGTATCTCTTCTGGGCTCTTTGCAATTTTTGGATATTTCCAGCAAATAAGATGAGTTGTATTGCCATTTTTTCTCCAAAAAGATAGATCTCTTTATGGGTCAGATAAAACGGGCAATCAACATTATTGTCAATCCACAATAATAGTGAATTGGTCAAGAATATAGGTTCTTCAAATGCTACTCTATGATGCTTAATTTCAGCATTACAAAAACTTTCAAATCCTTTTTCAGTTAGGCCCAGCCCACCTTTTTTCTTTAATCTAGGATTACTCCAAAATATTTGACGTAGCTTATCAATAGATCGATCGTCAATGGCAAGCCCTAACTGCTCTGCTACTATTTTAGTAATTTTAAGTTTTTGATTCATCGGTGATTTTCTCACCAGTGGTTAGTTTATAAACGGAAAACTCTTCTGTGTTGAACATTTTATTCAATTTTTCCGCTAGATTGAAAGCATGACCGCTGTTTGCAAACGACACCTTCTTATACTTTGGTCCTACTTCTTGTGCAACTACACTACTGGTCTTTAAATTAATTGGTTTATCTTTATAAAACACTGACCATACGGCATCAGACTCTAAAACTTGATCTGTTTTATATGATTTTTTATTTGTTATCTCTAATAAGACGTTCGGTTTAGGTCTACTCATTATACATACGCTCCAAATGTGCGTATATATTTACCTGTTTTTCTAAAAACGGCCGCCGTCCATTTTAACTTGTATAGTAGATGGTCCTGAAAAAGATTGATCTAATTGTCCTGCTAGTCTAGTCATTACTACTGCTAGACTATTTTGTAGTTCTGTAGCCTCTAAAATGCTTAAATTTACTACTTTTTGATTAGTTTTTATGGCAATTTTAGTCTTATCTAAGAAGTTTTCAATAGGTATTGTGTTTAGTTGCTTCATACCTTATTAAGACTGTTTAGTACAGCCTTCATTTCTTGTGAAGTTTTAAATGGACCCTGATATGGATTACGTTCGAGTGTAATTAGTTTAGGGCAATACGCTCTTAACCATCCTTTTTGGAATTGAATAACATAGTAGCCTGCACAATATCTACTCTTGCTTTTAAGATTCTTGGTGTATAAGGGTAGTCTTGATTTAACATTATACACAGGATTGTAGGGTTTGGTGCGGCAAGGATAGTTATAAATGGTATGATTAAGAGGTTCTATTTCAAATGTATTAGATTTCTTCCTATCAACAGTGGCTAGTTGATCAACAATTTCTTTAAAACTTTTGATCTCCACTGCTTTGCCTTTACGTAAAAACACATATCCTTTTTTATTCTTAGCAATAGATCCGATCTTCTTACCATTGCCTTCGATGATCCATTCTTTATTTGGAATCAATACTTTTGAAATTACTGCGTTCATGCTATATATCTCGCGTTAAGTGGTTCTGCATAACTCTGCACCTGTTCACTGATCTTATTTAGATCATATTCGGAACAAAGTTTAAGCAAACGTACTCCAACTTGTGGAATATTCTTTTCTGCCGTTGTGGCTGTGTTGATTGTTTCTTTAATCAACTCTTTAATGTTATCTGGTTGTGCTGTTAGATCGCACAATAGTACATTACGAGTGTAATCATCTAATACACGATGCTCGACGCCTTCGTGGTCAGCCCAACGTTGCAACATGAGATTGTTCCAAGAGTAGCCTTTGGATTCACGATCAGCAAATGCTTCACGCAGACCAACTTTATTCTTTGTCCCTTTCTCACGTACTCCCGGATAAGCACTAAAGATGTTGTCGGAGGTGTCGCCACGCATACACTTCTCAAAAAGCAACCATTCTGGTTCAGGTGCACCTTTTGGTAAATTTGTTTTCTTATCCTTAATGTGCTTACCTTTTTCGTCAAAGTATCCTTCGTGTGTAGTTGTAATCTGCATCACACCATTATATTGTCGAACATTTGGTGCAATAAGTTGTGCAAAATCTCCATCTGTTGAAATAATAATATGATTGTCAGCCGGATGACTTTGAATCCAACCTGCAATTAAATCATCAGCTTCTAATTGCTGATGCTGTAATACTGTACAGTTAGTTTTGTTGGTAATGTAATCTTTAAACTGATCAAATGTTTCCCAGAATACACGATCTTCTTCTGCTTCTCTTGGACTTTGAGCAGCACGAGCTTCTGTACGTTGACGTTTGTAAGGAGCATATACATCCTTGCGCCAGCTACGCCCCTCTAAAAAGAAGATAACATGATCACCTTTAAAGTCTCGCCATGCTTTACGTACACTACCTAATACGGTAGCAAGACTCATACCAATCTTATCATTAAGATCACCGCGAGTAGCATGTCGAGCACGGAAAAAAGTGTTTGCTGTATCTACAAGAATATATGTTTTGTTCATTTAATTTACCTTAACGTACGAAATTTTTCTATTTGTACGTTTAACTTCTTTAAAATTATTTTGTAATAAAATATCATCAATTGCTTGATGATCGTAATCACTTACATCGTCAAATACAAATTGTGATCCTATAACCGATCTTGGTAAGAAAAATTCAACTTCTTTAACAATACTGGATTTATCATGGGGCCCATCAAAAAATACCAATGCATATTGATTTAAAATAATTTTATTATTTTGATAAAATGGAAACCCTTCTTGGAATCTATTAAAAAATTCAGTATCTTCTAAACATAAAAATACTACATTAATTGGTTTTTTATCAACATAGGCATATATGTTTGACATAGCCTCATTTCTCATATCATTGGTATAATCACTTTTATCAAAGCGAGAATCTGACATATGATAGTCAATATTACCATACGGATCAACACATATAACGTTTCTATTAGTATCGTTAACTGATAACAAACCATCTATAATAAATTTTAAGCTACCACCTCGGCGTGTTCCTATTTCACATACTGCACCGGGCACATTTTTTATTGCTGCTGCTGCATCAAATAATACATCGTAGTCAAGACTATCAGTGGGCAGTTGTAAATTTGCAATTATATTATTCATTTAACTTACCTCAGTTCTTCCGTTTCCTAGATTGTTTACATTAATATAGCCAGCACCTCTACGATCCATATTTACACCAGCTTCGGATCCAATATTTCTACATAAGTCCTGGAACCAAAGATCGACCACGGATTCATCTGTCTCACCTTGATATCCTTCTGTTCTTAATTGTAACACAAAGTACTCGTTCCAGTCAAGTTCAAAGAAGCCATTGCGGATATTATCTTTATTAACATGAGTGTCCATAACTGCTACCCAGGGTTCTTTCTTTTCTGTGGCAATCTCTTTGGCTGTTTTTTGTTTCTTTACTCTTGGTGCTTTAGGTACTGCTGCTATTTCTTTAACTTCTGGTATTGTTGGCTCTTCAACTTTTACTGGCTTGTCTTCAATGCCGAATAAATTTTTAATAAATTTTTTCATTGTATTTTCTTTAGTTGGTATAATTGCTTGATCTAGAATGCCCATTAGGTGCCCCACTCATTTTTAAATAGCGGAACTTGTAAACGATCACTATAACGTAAACCGTGTTTCATTGCCAACAATGCTACATTCTTATTATTCATTGCATACACACTTTCTACACCACCTACTGGCATTAGATAGATATGGCCAATAAATCCTGCCTTACGATATGCAGCAATAGCACATTCGGCATCGGCAAAGTCTTGTTCTGTAGCAATAACAAACTTCAAATATGCTGTACCGTATTCTTCGTACTCGCAAACACGTTCTGGTTTAATAGCTTCATCCCACGGTTCACCACTACACGGTAGTTTAGCACTAACACTAAATGTAACTTCTCTATGGAAATCGTAATCGTGATGATATTTCCAAGTATGTAGGTATTGTTTAAATGGTGCTGTTAATTGCATAGTACCATTTGTTTCAAACGTAATCTCTTTAAGACTTTGCATCTTAGGATGTTTCAACAAGTCTGGATATTGTTTTTGCCAACCTAACAATGGCTCGCCACCAGTAATAACTAGATGTTCATCACGCCATTCACCAAATGGAAGTATCTCCATAATACGTTCTACAATTGCATCTGTAGTCAACATTGGACTTAAATCTTTAAAACGTGGATCCCAACTTGCGTAACTATCACAACCTGTACTTACTAATGGCAATTTTTTATAGTCGTCGTAGTAATGAATACGTGCTGCAATATCTTCTACCTCACGACTTAGTTCGCCACGTGGCATACCAAATCCTTGACATTTGAAATTACAGCCAAACGTTCGTAAAAATACAGATGGGACGCCCATATAACGTCCTTCACCCTGCACACTATAAAACAATTCTGCTATTTTAATCTTCGACATGTTCAACCTTTATAATTTTAATATTATTTTTTTCCATCCAATTAAGGGTAGTCAATACAATAGTTTCTAATTGACTATATTTAGGTTGCCATTGAGTATCTGACATAAATTTAGTTGGATCTGCAATCAGCTCATCTGGATCACCAAATCTTCTTGGACCTAATTTATAATCAACATCTAGTCCAGTAGCATATTCCACTGCTTTAACTATCTCTAAATTACTAATGCCTTGACCTGTTCCTAGATTATATGCTTCAAATGTACCGATGTCAAGTGTTTTAGCAAGTTCAACGGATTGTACATGAGCACTAGCAATATCAGATACATGTAAGTAATCTCTTACACACGTTCCATCTTTGGTTAAAAAATCATTGCCGTTTATGGTTAATGCATTTTTCTCCAGCACACTTTGTATTACTTTTGGAATTAAATGTGTATCATTCCAATTATTACCTAGTGTACCATCTGGATCACAGCCACAGGCATTGAAGTATCTTAGTGCAATACCTTTATATCCATGCGCTTGTACATGGCTTTCAATGACGTATTCACACATCTTCTTACTGTGACCGTATGGACTTACAGGGATACCTTGTGCATATTCAGCAATAGGAACAGAACAATCATTACCATAAGTTGCTGCACTACTGCTAAAGATGATCGTACCTTTCCAACCTAATTTAGATAATTCGTCTAACATACGATTAGTTTTTGCAACATTATTGTCGTAATATTCACCGGGGTTGGCAATACTAGGACCAACTAAACTAGTACCAGCAATGTGTATGATTGTATCTACATTGTTTATATTGGCAGCCGTCGCTGTAATATTTACAAAGTCGTCAATGATTAATTCGTTAACAAACATTGAAGCATCCGGAATAGTCCATGTTCGGTCAATGCCAATAACATAATAGCCAGCTTGCTGAAAGGCCTTAGCGGTATGACTACCGATAAAGCCCATTGCACCTGTTATGATAACTCGTTTAGTATTTTGACTCACGAGTATGTTTCCTATAGTCAGTGCCCATACGCAACATATCTCCACCTATACCTTGCAATATATTACAAATACGATCAATTGTACCATTGTTGTAATCACTGATTCTGCCAAGGTTAGGATGTGGATTACCCAACAATATCATTAATTTATTTAGAGCATCATCAATGCTCCATGGTACGTACATACGAGTATGATCATTAGCAAACGTTTCTGGAAAACTACGATATGCCGGGTATAATACATTACATCCTAACGCATCGGCTTCACTAACTGTATTGCTGACCCAATCTTGTAAAGCACAATTGAATACTACACGGCTGTCATTAACAATATCGTAGTATTCATTCTTTTCTAAGTTTTCGTAAATTTTAAGTTTACCTGCTTTGACCATTTCTTGTGTACGTAGCATATAACTTTCATTATTTGATTTAAGTTTGCCACCACTACATACACAGAATTCTACGTCAACACCGGGATTACGAATAAAAAATTCTTCAATCAAATCCATATAAAAATCAGGTTGTTTTTCCTGATCCCAACGTGCTGAAAATACAACTCGTAATTGTCTTTCATTAAACGGTTTGATAGTTTTTACACGACTACGTACTTCTGCTTTACCAAATGCTAATCCACTGATATTATAGATTGGAGCCTTCCAGCCTGCAATCTTCATATGCATTACCATTTCTTCATTAGTTGCGAGTACTCCGTCCACAAATGAGTCAACCATCTTTTCGTAGTGACCCATGAAATCTTGCATATCCCATACATGAACAAAATCGTCAGGATCAATGGACTGAGCAAGACAGCGAACATAAATCCTAGGCCGGTGAGCATAATCAATTTGCTTAAGAATATACGGAAGACTTTCAATTCCGGGTTGAAACATGTCTTCAAAGTAGATAACATCTTCATCATTTATTTCTCCAGCTTTCATCATCTTAATTAGATTCATAAGTTGCGACATACCAAAGTATGTACGACCATGTGCATCTAATACTTGACCAGTTACAATTGCTTGATCATTACTGAGTGTTTCACCAGGTACAACTATAAAATCAATTTCACGGCGCTTGAATACAGCGACATTCCAATCTTGTAACTGTAGAGTATACCTTGCTTTGTAGGGCTCTAATCCCATATAATACAGTTTACGCATTATTGATCCTGATATTCGCGCTGTGGTTTTCCAGAAGCCTCGCGACGTGCCTTACGTTGCAGGTACTCTTGTTCTTGTTGGAACCTACGATAATCATTGGAACGATAAAGATCTTTCTCATTGTAGGGAAGAAGATTAAACCGGCAATGATCTAACCAAGCATCAAGATCATCAAAGATCCGATTAACTTCAGGTTTCATTTTAAGAGTTTTTTGAATGTAATTTGGCTGTGCCATTTTTGTTTTTCCTAATATTAGGGTTGATTAACAAATGTAAGTGTGGCACCATTCTCGCCATCTTCACTTACGTCTATGATGGTCTGACGACCAGGATACCTTGCAGTAATTGTCGTGTTAAGTTCACGAGCAATCATTTCACAAGATTTATGGTTGAGTTCAAGAATGCCATCATTGTAGCACTTCTCAAGCCAACGCTTAAACTGGATAAATTCAATATCGCGGTCATCTTGGAAGACCTGGATAAAAACTTTAAAGTGGAAAATATGTCGATGCGGTGTTCCAAGAAAACTAACATCATATTCGTCGCCTGTGGCCAACTTAGGATCAGTTGCGGCAGCAGGGTAGCAGTGAATTCCTTCTTTCTGGAACTTTACATAAATCATTGATTGATCATTCATTTAATTACTTCGTCTTTGGTATATTGAGACCAATCTGTAAAGGTCTCGCGGGTTAATAAATTGTGTAGGCTATGACACCACACACCAGGGTTAGTTGACTTGAAGTCTTTATCGTCAAGTTTAATTATAGCATTATAACCTAGTTGTTGTAAATAGGGCAGTTTCACCGAAATCATTGGAATGAAGTTATGATACTCGGTAAATCCACTTTCTAACAATCCTTCAACACACTTAACATCTATGTCTAATGTACATTGATAATCCCTGTCGAGAAAATACTTGATCATATTTTCCCAGTCTATCCAACCTCGAGCATTGGTGTCATAGTTAGGAAAACTTTGATTAGCACCAAAATAGATATGCTCACAGCCGTTTAGATTAGCAGCAATATCATCTACACTTTGTACACCTACAACAAATAAAGTTTTCTTACCGTATGCAGGAGTATGTTCTACTTCTGTACCATGAAAGAAATTAATATTATCGTGTCCATCTCTAATCATATTATTCTCCTAAGTCGTCACTTAATTTCTGCAATGCAGCATCGTTAGCATCTGAAAGATCAATCTCATCTGCACGGGTAACTTCCTCTACATCAAATAAACCGCCAAACAGATTATCATTTTGTCCATTTGTAGTATTACGAGCACCAGCAATACTAATCAAGAATGCTTTAGCAGTTGGATGCTCTAACATCTCCATGGCCTCTGTTAATGTTTTGGTATTAAATAACTCTTCAACAAAGCGATCAAAATACAATACATTACGTGGAACCCATTCGCTAAATTGATCGCTAGCAAGTTCTTTAGAGTTAAGTTTTTTCCATGAACGCCAGTCTGGTTTAAATCTTGCGCTTTCGATGTCAGCATAATGATTAGCACGTTGTACCGCTTCGATATGACATTGTACATTATGTGCCATATACAATGAATAAGCAAAACTATCCCAAGAAGTTTTACCTTCTTTCTTAATTTTGTTTAACATACCAGGAGCATAATGACAAATATCACCCATTACAAGTCTGCGGCCGATCTCCGATTCGAATGGGAATGGGATATCGCTTCCTGCAAGTGCTTTGTTGTCTGGGGCTTTTTCCATAACAACACTGAACTTTTTCGAAGTGTGGATTGCGTTTGTGTAAACGAGTCCGTGTGCTGTTGCGACAAACGGTGAGGCGCAGTCAAAAGATATGGTAATTTCTTCATTAATATGTTTCCTGAGTTGTCG